CTGTTTTACCGGCTCGAAGATCTACACCGACGATTTGTCATAGAAGGCCATCCATGCTCGGCTGCTGAAAAACAGCAAGTAGATGATGTGTATCATCATTATCACGATGAATTGGGGCTAAACGGACCCGGTACACATATGTATAATGAGATCATGGAAGCACACCAAGATTAAAGGGGAAATTATGCAATACATCATCCCAGACAAGGTATATAACATCCTCAAGTGGGTCGGCCTTGTCGCCCTCCCTGCGATTGCTACTTTCGTCGGCACTGTCGGCACGGCTGTCGAGTGGGCGCCGACCACAATTGCAGTGACGGTGATCACCGCCGCCGGTACACTCGTCGGTGCATTGCTCGGCGTGTCCCACGCCACCGCAAAAGAGGGTGTCAACAATGATTAAGTTTATCGACATCAGCGGTTGGCAGAAGGGTATTGACATTAATGCCGTCGTCAAGAACGGCGGCCTCGGTGCTGTCGTGGCCAAGGCCACCGAAGGCACTAATTTCGTCGATAGTCAATGTGATGTCTATATCCAGCAATGCATTGCCAATAAGATCCCATTTGGCTACTACCATTTCGGCCGCAACAATGACGCCAAGGCAGAAGCCGAGTTCTTCCGCAATAACACGCGTAATTACGAACATTGCGGTATCCCCATCCTCGACTGGGAAGGCAATCAGTCTGTCGCGTGGGTCAACGCATTCGTCGAGCATTACCATGCATTGACTGGCATTTGGCCGTGGGTGTACGGCAACGCCTGGCGTTTCAACCAAGGCACGGTCAATACGAACTGCGGTCGATGGATTGCAGGGTACCCGTCCAACGGCATTACCGACATCAATTACGGCCTCAATAACGACATGCCGTATAAAGTCAACGGCGGTCTCGTGTGTGCGTGGCAGTTCTCGAGCTCCGTACGCATTGCCGGGTATGGCGGTAACCTCGACGGCGATGTATTCTATGGCGATGTGAAAGCGTGGTCGAAATATGCCGCGGCGACTGATGCACCCCAGCAGTTGCCTACGCCAGCACCTGTGCCGACGCCGCAGGGGTCTGTGCTCGACCTCGTGTGCCAGATCATCGACGGCAATATCAACGGTGACGCCCGCAAGGCATTCCTCGGCACGCGTTACGCCGAGGTGCAGGGCTTTATCCAGCATATCTTCGACGCATCACCGGCAACGCTCGCGGCAGAAGTATGGCAGGGGCGTTACGGCAATGACCCCGTCCGTACTAAGGTACTGAACATCGCCGGCAAGGCCGCAGCCGTGCAGGCAGCCGTGAACGGCGGCAATGCGTCAGCCGGGCGTGTCTACACTGACAAGGCTGGCGACACCCTGTCGGGCATCGCTGCCAAGTATGGCACGTCATACCAGGTGTTGGCGCAGATCAACGATATCGCAAACCTGAACATGATCTACGCCGGCTAGACAATTAAGCTACCGTAATACACGGGGCGGCATTGTGCCGCCCCGTATTTGTAAGGAGGAAATCATGAACCAATTTCAACCGATGCAGTCTGCGTATATGCCCGTACAGCAGCCGTACCAGCCGTATCAACCACAATACCAGCAAATGCCCACGCGTATCGTGCCACAGATCTCTGGGGCGCGTCGTCAACTCGATTGATGATATCACGGTGCAGGAGGTGCCGACCGACGGCACTGTGGCGTTGTTCCCAGCTGCAGACGGCAAATGCATCTACAGTAAGCGTTGGACGCCGGACGGCAATATCGCAACGATGCGTTTCGTGCCGGAGGCGTCAGAGGCCCAGCCCAAGCAGCCGAGCCAACTCGATATCATCGACAACCGCATTTCCGATCTGTTCGACGTGGTCGAGCGGATCGAAGAGCGTTTGCCATACGACGTCGAGACGAAACGTACTACCACGACGCGCAGGAAGGCGGTGAAGGCAAATGCCGCAGAATAACCTCATGGGTTTCGCACTCGATATGATCCAGCACAACCCGGCATTGCAGAACAACCCCAACGCACGTGAGATGATCGATGTCATTAAAAGCGGCGACGCCAACCGTGGCCAGCAGATCGCACGTAACCTATGCAATACGTACGGTGTGAAGCCTGAGGACGCGATCGCGCAAGCAAAATCGTTTTTCCATATATAGCCGACTCCGCAGAGAAGCGCGCAACCTAGGTCTCTGTGTCGGGGGAATATACATTTAGTAGAAAGGTTAGAACCATGTTCAACAATTCTGCACTGAGTGCCGCGGACGTCGCTGCCGTGACTGATGGCAACCGCAATTCCGGCTGGGGGAGGCGACGGCGGTTGGTGGGTCCTCATCATCCTGTTCGCCCTGTTCGGTTGGGGTGGTAACCGCGGCTTCGGCAATGGCGGCTATGGTACCGGTGGCGGCACCTTCGACGGCGGTATCCCGAACGGCTTCGCCCTCGCGACTGACTTCGCGTCGCTCGAACGCAAGATGGACGGGGTCAACAACGGCATGTGCGACGGTTTCTACGCGACCGCGAACGGCATGAACACCGGTTTCGCCGCAGTCCAGAACGCGCTATGCCAGGGCTTCAGCGGCGTCACGCAGGCCGTCACCTCGCAGGGTTATGAGTCCCGCCTCGGCACGCAAGCCATCCAGGCGCAGCTCGCGCAATGCTGCTGCGACACGCAGGCCGCGATCCAGGCTAACACGACCCAGGGCATCATGAACACTAACGCCATCCAGCAGCAGATCGCGTCTTGCTGCTGCGAGAACGAGAAGCAGCAGATGCAGACCCGCTTCGAGAACCAGCAGAACCACTGTGCCACCATGCAGGCCATCGACAAGGTCGGCGACCGCATCGTGGATTACCTCACGACCCAGGAGACCCAGCGCCTCCGCGATGAGAACCAGAACCTCAAGTTCCAGGCCTCGCAAGTCACCCAGAACCAGTATCTCACCGATACGCTCCGCCCGTGCCCGTCGCCGGCGTACATCACGTGCAACCCGTGGGCAGGCCAGCCTTATGGCTCCTGCGCCAACTACGGCTGCGGTTGTGGCTGCAATTAGGCATTGACATGGCCCGCCCGTATCTCGGGCGGGCCTATATGAAAGGAGAACGCACATGATCGTTCTGTCAAATACGACAGCCCAGACGATTCAGCCCGGTGCAGCGGCGACATTCGATGTCGTGAAACTCCATACTGGGTGCGGCGAATTCCACCGCACGGGTTCTGGGTCCGTGCGCCTTCGCGCGGGGCTGTATGCATTCGATTTCACCGGTAATGTCGGCGGTGCGGCCGGCACACAGGCTAATTTGGCGATCGCCGTAGACGGCGACATGTTGCCCGAGACCACAATGACCGAGACCATTGCACTCGCGACCGATGTGCACAACGTGCACGCGTCGACGAAGTTCTGCAATCGTTTCGGTTGGTCGACTGTGACCGTCGTCAATACCGGGTCGACGGCTATCGAGCTGGCGGCAAACCCCGCCCTCGTAGTCAAGCGTGAGGCATAAGGAGGCAACTATGCAGCGTATCAAGCGTATGAAGGACAAGCTTATCGAAGAGGCTCAGAGCCGCCTGCAGAACATGGACGGCGGTTCGATCGAGCAGATGGGCCAGATCATCGATATGATTAAAGACCTGTCGGAGGCAGAGAAGTCTTGCCTCGAGGCAGAGTATTACGACAGCGTCATCGACGCGATGGAGAACGGCCAGCGTTATGGCTATGACGACCAAGGCGGTAATGCCGGTGCGCGCCAAGGCTACCGTGAGTCGTACATGATGGATAACAACGGCGACAGCGAAGGCCGTATGGGCTATCGCAACCAGTATGGCAATTTCCCGGCTAACCCGAAAAACCGTCGCCGTATGCGCCGCAGCGGTTACAGCGAGGAGTCTATCGACAACATCCGCCAGATGATGGAAGACGCCGACCCCGAGCGCAAGCGCCAGCTCAAACGCGATCTCGAAGACCTAATGTCGGAGATGTAGCATGAGGCCGTTCGTTTTGAACGGCGACGTATGGAGGCCGGTCCTTGTCGATCGTGACGACCCGCGGTTAATCGACCGGACCGGCACCTCCAGGCTGGCGACGACTGACCCATCGACAATGTGCGTATACCTGTCTAACGAGCTCCGCGGTCTCGACCTCGAAGTCGTGTTGACGTATGAAGTCGGGCATTGCGCGATGTACAGCTATGGGCTTCTTGATTCGCTCCACGCAATCATCCCCGAAGACACCTGGGTCGATGTCGAGGAATGGGTATGCAATTACCTTGCGAACCGTGGGCGTGAGATCATCCACGCTGCCAACACGGCGCTCGGCCGCAATGTGCCCGTCATGAAGTGAAGGAGGCGGCAATGATCGATATAGCAGTCGTCGAAGACGAGATCGCCGCACTCGAGGCGGAGACAGAGACGACATATGATATATGCGAGCGGTTGGCGTGCCTGTACACGGTGCGCGACCACCTGAAGGCAAAGCAACACGATGAGTCGAAATCGTCTGAGTTCCTCACAGCGGCCGTCGGTATCCCAACGCCTGAGCTCATGGCGGTCATCGACCAGCACATGGAGGCGATCAAAGTCGTGTACCCGTCGGAATACAACGCCATCGTCGCCAAGATCCGCAGCCTGCATGAGGCGACGTAATTATTACCTGTCAAACAGTGTCAAACACCTGTCACACTCCGAAAAGGGCCAGTGTGACAGGTGTTTGCATTTCTACGTCGCGTTTCTCATCACCTGTCAAGCTGTCAAACAACAAGGGGCCCCTATATTAGATATTTTTTATCTATATATATCTAATAGGTCTATAAATATATATTTTGAAAATATCGAGGTATAGGGGAGAAACTGTGTGACAGTGTGACAGGCGGCGAGAAACGCGACGTAGTGATGCAACTTGCTGTCAAACAAGCCCAAAATCAGCAGTGTGACAGGTGTTTGACAGTGTGACAGGTGTTTCGAAAAAGTTATAAAAACTCGAATAAATCGAAAGAGAATGTAGTATAATGAGGTTCGCCGATCGAAGGAGGTGAAAGATGAAAAGCCTATATGAAACAATCCGCGAGTTCGGCGATACCCAAAGCGGGCTCGCACGAATGCTCGGCATCACTGAATCGACGTTGTCGTGGAAGATCAACAGCAAAGCCGAGTTCAAGCAGTCGGAGATCAAGGCTATCGCCGACCGGTACGACTTGACGGGCGAGGAAATCAAGTCGATGTTCTTCGCGTAATGGGTCTGTTCGCTTACCAACAAGCGGCACTCGACCGTGTCCGTGGTAAACGCGCGTGCGCGTTCTACCACGACATGGGACTCGGCAAGACGTTCACCGGCGCCGAGAAGTTGATGTCAGACAAGTGTTGGCATTTGGCCTTGGTCGTATGTCAGAAGTCGAAAGTAGTCGATTGGGTCAGCCATTTTCGGAGTCATTACGACATCGACGTCATCAATTTGACAAAGCCGCATGCCATGGAAGGTTTTGAACGACGCATCGGTGACTCATGTGCACGGGATGCCGTCGGCGTGATCAACTACGATTTGCTATGGAGGCGCCCTGAGCTTCAGAGCATGAAGTGCTTTGCGTTGATGTTCGACGAGTCGTCGCTATTGCAGAATAAGTCGTCGAAGCGCACCAAGGCAGCAATGAAGCTGGCCACCAGGGCGAATGAGCTCGTCTTGCTGTCGGGCACGCCCGTCGACGGTAAGTACGAACGGTTGTGGACGCAACTGCGAATGCTCGGCTGGCGTATCGATGAGAAGCTGTTTTGGCGGCAATACGTCGAATCGGAGACAACGATGCGTGAGGGTTTCCCGATCACGAAGGTGACGGGTTACAAGAACGAGGAGAGGCTGGTGCGCAAGATGAAGGAGCTCGGTTGCGATTTCCTCAAGACCGACGATGTTATCGACCTGCCGGACCAGCGTTTTATCCGCGTTGACGTACCGATGAGCGAATATTACCGCAAGTTCGCCAAGGTGAACATCATCACGGCTTTCGGCCACGATTTCGTCGGCGACACAGTGTTCGGCGACCTAACCGCCAAGCGTCAGTTGGCGGCTGCGTATTCGCGTGCTAAACTCGAGGCGTTCGGCGATTTGCTGGACGGCACGAGCAAACGGCTGGTCGTGTTCTACAATTTCGACGTCGAGCTCGAAGGGCTCACGGCGGAGTTGGGGAAGAGGTACAGGCCGTATGGCATGCTCAACGGCAAGGTGCATGACCTGTTGCCGTTTTTCGATACAGACGATGGGGTCGCACTCATCCAGTACCAGTCCGGTGCCATGGGTGTGAACTTGCAGCAAGCAGATACGTGCGTCTATTTCTCGCCGCCTCTGGCGTCATCGCTCTTCGAGCAGTCGAAGAAGCGTATCCACCGTGTCGGCCAAGACAAGCCATGCACATATTACGAGCTGGTATCGAAAGGCACGGTCGAAGAGAAGATCTACGATACGTTGGCGATGCGACGCGACTACACCGAGAAGCTATTCGCGATGGGAGGTGACTAATTGGCAGGCGAGAAGAACTTCGAAAACCGTCTGAAACGGTGGCTTGACACTCAAGGTATATGGCATGTCAAGTTTTTCGCCAACCGTAACACACGCGCAGGTGTGCCGGACATTTTGGCGTGCATCAACGGCCGTTTCGTCGGCATCGAGCTCAAAGGCCCAAACGGCAAGCCGTCGCCGCTGCAGATATATCACTGCGGGAAGATAACGGAAAGCGGAGGCATAGCCGTCATCGTCTGGCCCGACGATTTCGCCCAGTTCAAACGGCTCGTATACCGCCTGAAGGAGAAAGGAGGAGATTGCGATGTTCAAGACCTCATATTCGAGGGTCAGTACCTTCACCCAGTGCCCGCGTAAGTTCGAGCTCAACTACGTCGACGGCCTCAAGGTGCCGTTCAACTGCGACGCGGCCAACCCGCTCGTGATCGGCACGATGTTGCATGAGTGCATCGAGGTCGGTGTCGACGAGGCCATCGCGAACTACAAAGCCTCGTACCCTGTCATGACCGACCTCATGGTGAATGAGCTCATGAAAATCAAGGTGCTCGGCGCGCGTGCCCGCGAGCTCGCATGGGGCATGTTGGATGACGACACAGACCCAGTATTTGAGGTGAAGGTCGAGGACGACAGCGGTTTCGTCGGGTTTATCGATATGCTTATCCCGCGCGGCAAGGGCCTGTGGACGATGCTCGATTTCAAGTATTCGAATAATGTCGATAGGTACATCGAGAGCGGGCAGCTGAGCGTCTACAAGTATTTCTACGAGAAGACGCATCCTGGTGAGATCATACAAGACATGGCCTTTTTGATTGTGCCTAAGACGATGATCAGGCAGAAGAAGACCGAAGATCTCTACCAATTCCGTGAGCGCCTCGCCGCCACGTTGGAAGACATGTGGCCAAGGCTGTACCGCGTCGAGTATGACACCGAAAAAGTCGCCGACTTCGCAGTCGGCACTTGCACGATGGCGAATGCCACCGAATTCCCAAAGCATGAGTCGCGCCTATGCGACTGGTGCGATTACAAAGATTTTTGCCTAGGAGGAAATTATATGCTTATCCTGCCCAAGAACGAACGCCGCCCCGAGGCCGTCATCACCGAACCCGATATGTGGATCTACGCCGACAGTTACGTCGGCAAGTCGACGTTTGTCGACCACTTCGACGACGTGCTGTTCATCAACACCGACGGCAATACTCAGAACATTACGAGCCCGTTTATCCAGATTGCCGACGAGCTCGTGACTGAAGGCCGCATGAGCCATAAGGTGCTCGCATGGTCGAAGTTCCGCGAAGTCATCGATGAGTTGGAGAAGCATGATAACAGCTTCCACGTCATCGCGCTCGACTTGGTCGAAGACCTATACGAGTACTGCCGATTCTATGTGTTTGACCAGCTCGGCATCAAGCACGAGAGCGACGGCGGTTACGGCAAGGGCTGGGACATGGTACGAACTGAGTTCCTCAGCCAGATGAAGCGCCTAAAGTCCCTCGGTTATCGCATCATCTATATCTCCAAGGAGCTCGTCACGGAGATCACGTACGCCAACGGTATGAAGGTCTCGACATTCAAGCCGAACCTGCCAGACAAGGTCGCGAACGTGCTTGCCGGCACTGTGACCATGACGCTCCGTGCCTATATGGACGAGCGTGGCCATTTCCTCCAGCTCCGCAAGAACGAGAACGTATTCGGTGGCGGCCGTATCGATTTCAAGCGTGACCGCTGCGACCTCACCGTCGAGGCATTCAACTCGGCACTGCTCGAGGCACAGGGCACGAAGGCAGAGGCCGAGAAGCCGAAGGCACGCAAGAAGGCAGAGCCTAAGCCTGAGGTTGAGGCTGAGACCGAGACCGAGGTCATCGAGGAGCCTGATGCCGCGGAGGAGAAGCCGAAGCGCCGTGTGCGTAAGGCCAAGCCTGCCACCGAGGAGGAGCCGCCGTTTGACACCGAGGAAGCAGCAGAGCCCGAGGTGGTCGAGGAGAAGCCGAAGCGCCGCACCCGCAAGCGTCGCGTCGTCGAAGAGTAATTTGATATTTGAAAGGATATATCATGGATTTCAGCAAGTTCGATAAGATGGTCGATATTGACGGCCTCAAGAAGGACATCGCCGACGCAGAGGCCAACGGTGGCGGCGCCGATTTCAAGAACGTGCCGCACGGCAGCTATGAGGTCGCGATCGACAAGCTCGAGCTCACCGAGACCAAGAAGACCGGCAAGCCGATGGCGTCGTGCTGGATGAAGATCGTGAGCGACGGCGAATTCAAGGGCCAGCGTATTTTCATGAACCAGGTCATCACGCAGGGTTTCCAGATCCATATCATGAACTCTTTCCTCCGTTCGCTGTTGCCTGAGGGTTCCGACATCGACGTCGAGTTCACCAGTTACGCAGAGTACAATGACTTGCTGCTCGATATTGCCGAGTATGTCGACGGCAAATTCGAGTACGGCTTGGAGTATGGCGAGAACGACAAGGGCTTCGACACCTTCCAGATCACTGATATTTTCGAGCTTGACTAGGTGCGGCGATGCTCAATTTCTACGACTTCGAAGTTTTCAAACACGACTGGATGGTCGTAGTTATCAACCCCGTCACACACGATGAGCGCGTCATCATCAACGATGCCGACGCGCTCACCGCGCTCTACGAAGGGCGCAAGCGTGATATTTGGGTGGGTTACAACAATTTGCATTACGACCAGTTCATTTTCAAAGGAATCTTGTGCGGCTTCGACCCGAAGGTTATCAATGATTTCATCATCGCCGAAGGCCACAAGGGCTGGCAGTATTCGAGTTTGTTGCGCAAGGTTTACATGGTCAACTACGATGTATTCCACCCGCGTACCGATAGGGGCCTCAAGACTCACGAGGCATACATCGGCAACGACATTTGCGAGACGACGGTGCCGTTCGACATCGACCGCAAATTGACCGAAGCCGAGATCGCCGAGACCGTCAAATATTGCCGCCATGATGTCGAGCAGACCATCGAGGTATTTATGCAGCGCAAAAGCGAATTCGACGCCCGCATGGACCTGCTCAAGATGTTCGACCTGCCGTTGGTGTACCTCGGTAAGACCGATGCGCAGCTCACGGCAATCATCTTGGGTGCCGAGCGACCTGCGCGCCCGCGTGACGACGAGTTCGACATCGTGCCGTTGTCGTGCCTCGACCTCGGCCCGTATGATTTCATCCGTTCGTGGTACATCGACCCGGCGAACCAAGATTACTCCGCGACACTCGATTTCGACATCGCAGGCTGCCCACACAAGTGTGCGTGGGGAGGTTTACACGGCGCGATTGCACAGTACGTCGGCGAAGGTTATTTCATCAACGTCGACGTCGAAAGCTATTACCCGGCTGAGATGATTGCGCACGAACTGCTGTCGCGTAATGTGCGGGACCCGTCGAAATTCAAGGGCATTCGAGACCACCGTATCGAGTTGAAGCATGCGAAAGACCCACGGCAGAAGGCATTGAAACTCGTCATCAACGGCACCTACGGCGCCAGCAAAGATAAGTTCAACGCACTCTATGACCCGCGGCAGGCCAACATGGTCTGCGTCAACGGCCAGCTCATGCTCATCGACCTCATGCACAAGCTCGTTCGCGATGTGGGTGCCGAGATCATCCAGAGCAATACCGACGGTGTGCTCATCCGCATGCCTGACGGTTTCGAGGGCGGGCCTGATGCATTTTACGACCGCGTCGACGATGTGGCGTATGAGTGGGAACACCGCACCGGCATGGGCTTGGAATTCGATGAGTTCACACGCGTCTACCAGAAAGACGTCAACAATTACGTCCTCGTGGCGGCAGACGGGTCGATGAAGACGAAAGGCGCGTACGTCAAGAAACTTGGGCCGCTTGACTACGACCTCGCCGTCGTCAACAAGGCGCTCGTTGAATTCATGGTGCACGGCGTGCCCGTCGAAGACACGATTGCCGCCGACGATGATCTGATCGATTACCAACGTGTGGTGAAGGTGTCCGGCAAATACAAGTACGGCGTGCACGGGCATGAGCGGCTCACCGACAGGTGTTTCCGGGTATTCGCGTCCACACGTAAGTCGGACGGCATGATCGGTCGTGTCAAGGCCGGCAAGGCCAAGCCGGAGAAGTTCGGCAACACGAGCGAGCACTCGTTTATCGACAACGGCGACATGCACGGCAAGAAGTGCCCGGGCTATTTGGATAAGGGTTGGTATATCCAACTTGCGAAAACGCGACTAGCGCAGTTTGGGGTGATGTAATGGATCGTCTATTTATCGGATACGTAAAGCTCAACGGCAAGAAGTGTGCGCAGAAGCTGAAGGACGGCCGATACCTCACATTGGCCCAGGCACGCAAGCTCGACGGCTATGGCGGTGTGCTGGCATCTGAGACGATCTTCGTCGATGTCGACGACATGGCGCAGAGTGAGAAGCTGATGGACATCATCGAGGCCGAGCAGATCGCATGCAAGGTCGTCGCGACGACCCGTGGCAAGCATTTCTATTTCGTCGGCTATCCTAAAGGCATGAAATGCAAGACACACGCACGCCTGGCCGTCGGTATCGACGCCGACATCAAAATCGGCTCGAAAGCCACGTATGGCAGTTTGAAAGTCGATGGCCACGAGCGCGAAATAATCTACGACATCGAGCCAGATGAGGAGTACGACAAGCTGCCGTGCTGGCTCAGGCCCGTGCAGTATACACCCGAGTTCGGCGAGATGGAAGAAGGCGACGGCCGCAACCAAGCGTTATTCAATTACATCTTGACGCTGCAGTCGGAGGGTTTCACGAAAGACGAGGCGCGCGAGACCCTGGACATCATCAACCGGTATATGTTCGAGAAGCCTATGGAGCAGCAAGAGCTGAGTATCGTCTACCGCGACGACGCCTTCGCCGAAGACGTGTTCTTCAACAAAGGCACGTTCCTGTTCGACAAGTTCGCCGAGTACCTCAAGAACGAGCACCGCATCATCAAGATCGGCCATCAGCTCCATGTATATCGCGACGGCGTCTATGTGTCGGGCAATTTGCTCATCGAAAACGCGATGATCCAGCACCTGCCTATGTTGTCGAAGGCCAAGCGTACCGAGGTACTCAACTACCTCGATGTGCTCATCCAAGACGACACACCCACAGCCGATGCCGATTACATAGCGTTCGCCAACGGCGTGTACGACCTCAAGACGGGGGAGCTCATGCCGTTCTCGCCGGAGTTCGTGATAACGAACCGCATCCAGTGGGAGTACGACCCGACGATTTGGTCGGAGTTCACCGACAAGACGCTGCGGCGCCTCGCCTGCGGCGACGACGGGATCTATTCATTGTTGGAGGAGGTCATCGGTTACCTGTTCTATCGGCGCAACGAGCTCCGTAAGAGTTTCATCTTGGTCGGCGACAAGGCGAACGGCAAGTCGACTTATCTGGATATGCTCAAGACATTGCTCGGCGACAGCAATACGTCGGCCCTCGACCTGGCTGAGCTCGGCGAGAGGTTCAAGACGGCGGAGCTGTTTGGCAAGCTGGCCAACATCGGTGACGACATCGGCGACGAGTTTATCGCGAACCCCGCGATTTTCAAGAAACTCGTAAGCGGTGACCGCGTCAACGCGGAGCGGAAAGGCCAAGACCCGTTCGATTTCTCGAGTTACGCCAAGTTGCTGTTTTCGGCGAATTCGATGCCGCGTATCCGCGATAAAACCGGGGCCGTACTCGACCGCATCGTGCTCGTGCCGTTCAAGGCGACGTTTTCGAAAGACGACCCGGACTTCGACCCGTACATCAAGTACAAGCTCCACTCGCCAGAGGTCATGAGCCACCTGATCAATATCGGCCTCAAAGGGCTCGAGCGAGTTTTGGCCAACCGTGCATTCACGATGCCTGAGGTCGTCGTCAAGGAGATCGAGGATTACTGCGTCGCCAACAACCCGGTCCTCGGTTATTTCGAAGACACGCCTGTCGACGAGGTGGTGAACGAGTCGACGGCGCTTGTATACGACTACTACATGGCCTGGGCGATCAGGAACAACCTGAAGCCATTGGGACAAAACGAGTTCACCCGCCAGGCCAACAAACATTATGGGCTGGCGAGCAAGACCTGCCGTGTCAACGGCAAACGTGTACGCATTTTCGTAAAGGAGTAAACCATGCTCATCATCGAAGGCCCTGACGGCGCCGGCAAGTCCACGCTCGCGAAGTCGCTGGCCGACAAGCTCGACATGAACATTCTGAAAATGACCGCCAACGGCGGCCAGTCCGCGCGTGAGTATATGCAGAAGCTCGCATGCGACGGCGTCATCATCGACCGCTGCTGGGTGTCTGAGCAAGTGTATTCCGACCTGTTTGGCCGCGAGCCCCGTATCGATAACGACGACGCCGAGGCGCTTACTGAGTTCTGCGGGCTCGTCGGTATCCCGATCATCGTGCTTTTGCCCCCGCTCCACGTCGTCATCAGCCGCCTAAACGAACGCGGCGACGAGTACGCCGATGTCGTATGCCCGAACATCGTCGAGATCTACAAGCGTTACCAGGAGTGGGCCGAAGAGCATGACAATGCGATTGTGCTCGAAGACAACAATCCGGCGACTGCTATGGTGGAGGTGCTCAAATGCATGTTGTAGGCAAGTCGATGAACGACATCTACCGCCAACTCTGTGGCAAAATCTCGGTGCAGGGCCACGAGGCAGCAGGTACCAAGGAGATGCTCAACAGCGGTTTCACGCTGCTCGACATTACAGATAACATCGCGACGGCACGCACCGGTTACTCGCTTTCGTATATGTTGGGCGAGCTCGCATGGTATTTCACCGGCCGCGATGATGTCGAATTCATCTCGAAGTTCTCGTCGTTTTGGAAGCACATCAGCGACGACGGCGTGACGAACAGGTCTGCGTACGGCGCCATCGTATTCAACCGCTATGGCTTCGACCAGGTCGCACAGGTCATTGACACACTCAAGCGCGACCCGTATTCACGACGCGCCGTCATCAATTTCAACGTGCCGAACCCAGAGCGTTTTGAGACGAAAGACGAGATCTGCACCATCGCGCTCGTGTTCGAGCTCCGTGGGGGCAAGCTCGATTGCACCGGTACCATGCGCTCCAACGATGTATGGCTCGGCACTCCCTACGATGTCGTGTTCTTCACAGAGCTGCAGAAGCACATCGCGAACGAACTCGGTGTCGGCTACGGCAAGTATACGCATTTCGCGGTGTCGCTCCATGCATATGAGAAGGACATCGACCGCGTCCGCGAAGTATGGTGCTGCAAGCAGGCGGCGCCGCACCTCAAGTTCGACATTGAGAAGTTTTTGGCCCATATCTCGGAGATCGAACGCATCGCGGTGTCGTCTGATGAGCCAAAGCACGACATCGCCGTATATTGTTTCGATAATGACATCGTCATGGAGGTAAAGGATGAAGATTAAAATCAACCGTATCGCAGAGGGCGCCGACATCAAGCTCCCGGCCCGTGCACATTACAACGACGCCGGTGCAGACGTCTACACCACATTCGGCGAGACTCTGAAGCCGCATGAGACCCGTCGCATCCCGCTGGGCTTCTCGCTCGAGCTGCCCGACGGCGTCATGGCGTGTGTGTTCCCCCGATCGGGCATGAGCCTCGAGGGCCTCGTCTGCGAGCTGCCGCCGATCGACTCCGGCTATACCGGCGAAGTGCATGCGATCGTCACCAACTTGACGGACAAGCTCAAGAAGGTCCCCGGCGGCACACGCATCGGCCAGCTCGTCGTCATGCCCATCGTGTTGGCCGACTTCGTCGAGCAGTTGGGCGAGGAGAGGGGCGACGGTGCTTTCGGATCGACCGGCGAGGCCTAGTAAGGCCGAGTATTACCTCGATATCGCGCTTGCGGTGGCGGCCAGGTCGACGTGCCTGCGCCGCCGCTACGGCGCCGTGATCGTGGCCAACGACGAGATCATCGCCACCGGCTACAACGGCGCCGCCCGTGGCGACGTCAACTGCACGGATATAGGCGTATGCCACCGTTGCGGGCGCGGGCATAACGACGGCGATTACGGCTCGTGCCCTGCCGTCCATGCGGAGATGAACGCCATGCTGTCGGCGTCGCGTTCCGAGATGATCGGCGCCACGCTGTACCTGGCGGGCGTCGACCTCGAGACCGGCGAACGCATCCCGGCCGGTGAGGTCTCACCGTGCCCGGTGTGCATGCGTATGATAGGCAACGCCGGTGTCGATGTCGTCACAGGTGCATAGAAATAGAAGAACGCCCCAGACGCTCAATTACATCTGGGGCGTTCTCCTCACAAAGGAGGAAGGTGCGGTGGCCCAAAACCGCACCTCCTATTTTATCACACGTAATGCTATTAGGCATTGACCCACTTGAGGGCATGCTTGATGCAAAGTTGCTTATTCACATTCTCGAACTCTTTGCGGCAGATCAGTTTCCACGCACCACGATTGGTGGCCTTGAAGCGGCAGTAGTGCACACAGTTATCATCGAGGACGATCTTTACGCGACGGCCGCAACCGATGATTTCGTATGCCTCATTGAACGGCTGCTTGAAAGCGACACGCTCGAGCTTGACGGCATCGTCGAAAGTCTTAGTCATGGTGTTTCCCTTCCTCGTGGTTGACAATATTATATTACCCGGTAACTACCTGAAAGTACACAGCTATTTTCAAATTCGTCGAAAACTTTTTCGATTTATTTGAAAATAGTTATGTACATGTGTGCAGACCTGTGGGATAATGACCTTGTCAACCGGAAGGAGGAGCAAATGAAACCCATCGAGACCACCAAGCAGGACGTACTCGGTTACATGCATACGTTCATTATTTGCCACGACACATCCACCAACAAGGTATTCCTCGCCGAGGTCGACCTTGATTTTGGTTGCGAGTCGTTCCGCGGCGTGTTCGGCCCCGAGGCAGCTGCGATTGACCGCATTGAAATGCTCATGAACTAAATGAAAGGAACAATCATGGACATCGAGAAATTCACCGACGATGAAATTATCACCCTCAATACCGTGCGCAAGCGCCCGTGCATCTCCGAGGGCGGCGAGTGCTATATCGTCTCGAGTTACACCATTTTCGATGACGGCGAGCACATTGCAGTCACCGACAAGATTGATGTCAATGTTTTCGCCACTGCAGTCGAGGCTTATAAGTGGGTTGGATTGATGAGTAGTAGGCGTGACGATTCCTGCTCCGTGCAAAAGCACGTCTATAACGTTCGTTTCCATAACATGGGTTAACACAGCTAAAATCAAAGGAGAAAGGAAACACCATGGCAGAGGTAACGTTCACTGAGAAAGAGCTCGGTTTCATCAACGAGTGCGCAATCGACAAGAAGGGCGTGCTGGTCGAGATGCCGGCGAACACGTTCCCGTCGCTCTACCGCAAGGGCGTCATCGCCAAAAAGGGCGACGACCTCACAGTCACGAAGGACTTCCGCGAAATGTTCTGCCTCGCCGACCAGGTCGTACATATCGACCTCACCAAGGCCGAGGGTGAGCCAGAAGACGGTGGCAAGAAATTCAAATACGGCGAGACCGGCGACGTAATCATCGAAGACGAGCCGATGGACTATGCTGGCTTCCGCCAAGCGATCGCCGCCAACCTCCGTGACCGCCGCACGAAGGGCGTCGACGAGTTCCAGCTGATTGACAAGGCCGTGCAGGCGTATGACGCCGCGCGCGAGGCCAGGGCTGCCAACGGCGACGAGGGCACCCGCTCCGAGCGCACGACCATCGGCAGCCGCAAGCACTGGCGCTACGATTTAGCCGATACGGTATCGGCATACTTCGGCGTCGGCATGGAAGTCGACAAGCGCGAGATTGTATTCACAGGCGACCTGTACATGGCAGGCACGGCAGAGCTCGTGTTCGAGTACCTGTTCAAAATCGGCAACCGCCGCGCTCAGCGCTGCTACGACGAGCGCCTGTTCGCCGGCGAGCTCACAGTCGGCGTGTATGCCGAGAAGGCCGCGGAGTTCATGGCCGAAGTCGAGAAGCGCCTGCGGCACGAGGGCGCCGATGTCGAAGTCGACGGTGAAGTCGTCGGCAAGGTGGTCGTCGACCTCGACCATGCCGAGGAGTAAACATTGTGGCCAGGCGGCTATTCTGCCACCTGGTATTCGTTAAAGTATTTTAAAATACTTTTTGATTTATCAAATATCGATGTGTTGAAAGTAGTACAATGGCTTTGCCGATCAGAAGGAGGAACAAATGCCTGAGTATATCGTTTTCGTCATGCCGTCGGGTGATGAGGATGCCGAGCCATTCGACATCCCGGAATGGGGCTACACCGAGGCAATCGCCACCGCAGAGCGTTACCGCGCGTACGGTTGGGAGGCGTGCATCATCGATTACGCCACGCCGTTCGCGCCGTGGCGTGCTAGGCGCCTAGACGGCCCGGACATCGGTGTCATGGCGCGCACGCGCGATGAGGCCATCATCAGGGCGTGCGCCATCAGCTACGACTGCATCAGCTTTCAGAGGGAGGACTAATTATGCGCGATTTCGTCTACACAATGTTGACGGTCGTGGGGATTGTGGCCACGGCCGTCGCCGCGGCATACGCGTTCGCGGATAGGGGCTATTTCGCCTTAGGCGGCGAGTATGCGTTCCTGGCCCTACCTCTGCTCGGCATGTGCGTCGAATACGCCATCAAGGACCGATGATATGGGTGTCGTCATCATGCACGGCGACCCCACGGCGCCTGTACCGGCATCGATATTCGACATATTCAACGGGAGGCATTCAGTGTTAATCGGCGAGGTAAAGCATTTCAAATACGTCTATGCGGACGACAAACCGCAATTCACAAAGCCGCTCGAGGAGGCGGCGGAGCTGTTCACGGCATGGCAGTTCTGGGTACAGCGGCGCGGCAACCAGAGATATTCGGCGAAGGCACGCGAGAAGATGCTCGACAAGGCAGCAGACGTGATTCAAGCGGTCGTCAACTGCGTCGCATCGGTCGGAATCGACGACATGTCGGAGCTGATGAGGCGTTGCGAGAAGCGCAACAACATGAAAGGTAGGTATTGATGCAAGTCGAAGTGGTCGTGACGATGGAACGGAGGCCGGTCACCGTGCACGGGCGCGTCGGCAGCCTCATCGGGTGGTTCCAACGAGGCGGTTTCCTCGGGAACAACCAGAAGCCCGTCGGGCTCGTCGAGTTCGCAGACGGTACCGTCGGCGAGTACGAGGCGAAGGAGGTGCGCTATGTCGACCACATATAACTGTGTGCATTATGACCGGGACCTCATGCGCTCATGTATATACGGGCTCGCAGTCGGCGACGCCCTCGGCGTACCATATGAGTTCTGCGAGCGTGGCACGTTCGAATGCACAGGCATGGTGGGTGACGGCACACATAGGCAATATGCCGGTACGTGGTCCGACGACACGTCGATGGCCTTGTGCATATGCTCGAGCATCAAGCAGCTCGCGTATATCGATGTGGCAGACATCGCCGGCAGGTTCCGCCGGTGGCTGGAGCGTGGTGACTTCACATGTGACGGGCGCGCGTTCGATGTCGGCATGGCATGTAAGAGGGCGATCTTGGCCGGTATATCCGGGAAGTCATATGACGAGTGCGGCAACGGCTCGCTTACGAGGACGGCACCGCTCGCCTTGCTTGACCCCATCGAGCCTTACGATATACGCGAGGTCTCGGCAATCACCCATGCGCACCCCGTGGCAGAGTGGTCATGCGTCGCGTTGTGCGATATATTGCGGACTATCCGCAATGTCGGCACGCCGGCAAAGGGCGACCTCTGGCATAGATACGGGTATATCGCATCGAGGCCGGTCGAGGCAGTCAAAAGCGACGGCTATTGCGAGCACACGCTCGAGGCTGCGCTCTGGTGTTTTTTAAATACGTTCTCATATGCCGACTGCGTGCTTGCCGCCGTCAACTTGGGCGGTGACACTGATACCACGGCAGCCGTGGCCGGTGCCCTCGCAGGCGTGTATTACCGTTTCGAGGCCATCCCGCCGAAGTGGATCGGCCAGCTGCGCGGCAAGGCAGTTATCGACCAGTGTATTTAGAAAGGCGATAAATGATTATTGACGGGTATCTGTTGAACATGCGTGTGTTCAATAACGTGAGTGATGACAAGCACCAGGCGCTCAAGCCGCTCGAGGAGGCAGCCGAGGTCTTCGGCGCGTGGCAGGAGTTGGATAGCATGCGCAACAGCCGGTTCCTGTCGGCTTGAAGGGATATGCGCGACAACCTCATCGACGAATGCGTAGACACCGTGCAGGCGGCAGCGAACATGCTGGCTGCCGTCGACGCAACACAAGGCGAGGTCGACGCCGCCATCAAGCGTATGGACGAGCGAAACGGGGACCGAGGCAGGCTCTAAGAAATGGAGGAAGAAATGAAAGCGAAGAAGAAAGCGATGATATCGCAGCCCATGGCCGGCAAGACCGACGAGGAGATCGCAGAGGCGAGGGACAAGGCGCACGCCAAGCTGCGTGAGACCATCGTGGCAAACGTGATGGCTGGTTTCAAGGAGTCCCCCGTGGCCGTAGTGCGCGGCGTGAAACGCGAAGCGACGGCAATCGGGTATACGCCTGACAGCGACAGCGTCATGTGCCGGCGTATCGACGATGACGGGCGTGCGAGTATCAAGTGCCCCGACTGCGGCAAGCAGGTCGATTTCCATGCCGGGCACATCGACAACGGCCGTGTGTTCGTCTGCGAGAAGGGCAAGCCGCTCATGCGCGAGGTCAGGTATTACTGCCGGCACTGCGACTCGACCGTCATTTTCCTCAAGAAATGCGAACCGAAAGGGGTTGACCATGACTGAGTACGAGCCTGCAAGCGGCTACAACATGCCCCCTGGGTGTTTCGACGACGACATCGACCGCGAGTTCGGCGGGGAACGCCGTTACTGCAGTGAGTGCAAACACTGTATTGAATCGGACGAACTCGACTGCTGCATTTGCGCGCCCAAGCTCGCCGATGCAGTCGCGAAGCTCAAGGGCACGCAGCGCTGGTCGCCGAAATACATCCTCGCGGCGGTCGAGGACGCGTTCATATACGAAGACGACTGCTGCGCTGGTTTCGAGGAGTGACGATTGCCGTAAGTGGGAGGATGAATGATGACTGACTGTGAGCGCCGCCGATTGGTCGCTGACGCCGTACGCCGCGAAGTGGCGTACCGCCCAAGCTGCACGATGTCTGAATGGTGGTGCAGGCTGCATGAAATGGTAACTGGAGTCGACGATTACCCTGACCCGAGGGAGACGCTTTCGGCATTGGCGGATTTAATCGAACCGGAACCGGAGCGCACGTGCCAAATGATCGACAACGGTGCCGGGCTTTGTTGCTCTGAGTGCGATTGCAGACACCCCTACGATGACGAGCCCAAGTTTTGTATGGGCTGTGGCGCAAGGGTAGTGGAGTAGATGTAAAAACATGCCTAGAAATGATTCTAGCATACGTAGAAGGCGCTATTTTGCCCAGGCACGTATGCTTGCAGGGCCCCGAGGCAGATATTCGCCTCGGGGCATTTTTTCATATCTCGTGGTCAAAATTGGCACTTTTCGATTTATCTGCGTGGTTGACAGGTAGTAGACGGCGAAATGCGACGTAGACGCATGCGGGAGGCCGCTCGGCACAAGTTACTGTCACACATGCTGTCACACTGCTTTTGGGCCAGTGTGACAGGTAGTAGGCGTCAAAACGCGACGTAGATTGATTGTTGGGTACCCAAGTGTCACACTGGCAAACAGCAGGCCGCCCCTATATTAGATATTTTCTATAGGTATCTTTAGTATACATATATTTTCAAAATATAGGGGTATAGGGGAGCGTGTCAGTGTGACAGTGTGACAGGTAGTTACAAACACATGCGTCTACATCGCGTTTTGTCGATACTACCTGTCACACGGTGCAGATAAATCGAAAAAAGCGGTGTGACACCAGTGTGACAGCAGTGTGACAGGTAGTTGAAAGCGTATATGTTGACCTCGATTAACTCATTGAAGCGTTTCAATTTTGATGGGTGGGTGTATACAATCTACTTGGTCAATTGCCGTAGGTTGCCGTAGGTTGCCGTGAATCGCCGTCGAAGCGCCGTAGAATATATTTTGATAGACGAGGAGGGAAGTTTTGCCTTATATCAAATTCAACAACGCGATACAGCGCAAGCGCTATTGGCTCGGGGAAGACGGCATCGAGCTGATCAACGACTGGAGGCGCCGAGGGCTCTCGGTGAAGTCGATCGCCGAGGACAAGATCGGCATCGCACCCAGCACGCTTATGAGATGGCGCCAGCAGTCGCCCGAGCTGGACAAGGCGCTCACTATCACTGAGGACCTCGTAGACGGCCAGGTGGAGGGCGCATTGCTCAGGCGGGCATTGGGGTACGACTATTTCGAGGAGACATGGGCGCTCGACCCCGACACAGGCCGGGAAGTGTTGACCAGGAAGGTCAAGAAGCATGTGCCGGCAGACGTGAAGGCCATCGCCATGTGGCTGTTCAACCGACGCGGTGACGCCTGGCGATCGATGCAGCCCCAGTTGCCTGCCGATGACGGCGATATCATCGATGTGAAGAACGTGCTCGTGCAGATCGAGGAGGCGGCAGATGGAGATAAGGCTGACGCGTAAGCAAGCGGAATATGTGCGCGAGGCGCACCACCGCTGGAATCTCGCCACAGGCGCCGTGCGCTCTGGCAAGAGCCACCTCGCAGTGCAGTACACGATCCCCGACCGATTGATCAAGCTGCGCGGCAAGAAGGGCCTGGCGTTGATACTCGGCGCCACAAAGGAGAACATCGAGCGCAACGTCTTGACGCCGATGCGTGACATGTGGGGCGACCGGTTCGTAGGCGACATCAACGCCCGTAACTGGTGCGAGATCTTCGGCGAGCGAGTGTACTGCATCGGTGCCGAGAACGCAGGCCAGGTATCGAAGCTCCGAGGCTCCGAGGTCAAGTTCGCCTATTGCGATGAGATCTGCGACATCCACCCGGACGTATTCGAGATGCTCAAGAGCCGCCTCTCCCTGCCGTACAGCGAATGCCACGGTGCATGCAACCCGGCAGGGCCTACGCATTGGCTCAAGCAATTCATCGACAAGGGCGAGGCCGACCCGGGTATCGACATGTTCGTGCAGAGGTACACGATCGACGACAACCCGTTCCTGCCGCCGGCCTATGTCGCAGGCCTCAAGGCCGAGTACCGCGGCACCGTATACTACGACCGATACATCAGGGGCTTGTGGGCGAAGGCCGAAGGCCTCGTGTACCCGAACTGGAAGGACGCCCAGGAGCCGACATGGTCGCCGCATGACGTACGCGGCTACTGCGTGAGCGTGGACTACGGAACACAGAACCCGTTTCATGCCATCAAGTGGATGCTCGATTCTGCCGGCACATGGCATGCGGTCGGCGAATACCGCTATTCAGGACGCGAGGAAGGCAGGCAGAAAACAGACCCCGACTATGTCGACGACCTGGTCGTGTTCACGGACGACGCACCTGAGGACGCTGAGGTCGAGGTCATAGTCGACCCCAGCGCATCGTCGTTCATCGCGCAGCTGCGAAAGCGCGGCGGGTTCAAGGTGAGGAAGGCCGACAACGATGTCGGGGACGGCGTGCGGGATACCGCATCGGCGATGCAGTTGGGCCAGGTCAAAATCGGGGACACACTCACCGAATTGGCACGCGAGTTCTGCGGCTATGTGTGGGATGATAAGGCAGACCAAGACAAGCCTGTCAAGGTCGACGACCACGGCATGGATGCGTTGAGGTATTTCGTGAAGACCAAGCGTGTGTACAAGCCGCGTGACATGGTATACGGGTCGCCGTTCACGGGCGGCGCAGACGAGGGACCCAGGAGGTTCGCACTATGAGATGGGACGAGGTACGCGACGACAAGTCGCGCGTGCTCACGTATCAAGATTTCGTGGAGGCGGGCGACGCCAACCGCGAGGGCTTCGTACTGGAGGCAATCGAGCGGCACAAGTCGGGCAAGGCGTACCGCACGGCACGCATGGCCGATGCATATGACCGCCAGGAGAACACGACTATCAACACCTATGTGCAGAAGGTCTTCGACATCACCGGGTCCAAGCTCGTCGATTTCACCGCGAGCAACAACAAGATCGCCAGCAATTTCTTCCACCGCCTGAACACACAGCGCGTCATGTACTCGCTTGGTCAAGGCGTGTCTTTCATCGATGTCGACGAGGTAGGCGAGGAGGACAAGACCAAGGAGAAGCTCGGCAAGCATTTCGACCACGACCTGCGCACGCTCGCATACGATGCGCTCATCCACGGTGTATGCTTCGGCTTCTGGAACCTCGACCGCATGTTCGTGTTCCCGCTGACTGAGTTCTGCCCGCTCTGGGACGAATACGATGGCATGCTCAAGGCCGGCATCCGCTTCTGGCGCATCGACCAGTCGCGCCCGATGCAGGCAGTGCTCTACGAGGCCGACGGCTACACGCGCTACCAGAGCCGCCAGGATGCGAATGGCGTCACGAACGAGCGCCTCGATGTCGTCGAGGAGAAGCGCCCATACATCGAGAAGACGAGCTATACGCCGGCCGACGGTATCGAGCAGGTGATCGGCGGCGAGAACTACTCGGCGTTGCCTGTGGTCCCGATGTGGGGCTCGAAGCTCCACCAGTCGACGCTCGTGGGCATGCGCCAGGCGATCGACAGCTACGACCTGATCCGCAGCGGCTTCGCGAACGACCTCACCGACTGCGCGCAGATCTACTGGCTCGTGTCGAACGCCGGCGGCATGGGCGACACCGACCTCCAGAAGTTTCTCGACCGCCTGAAGATCAACCACGTCGCGCTCGTCGATTCCGACGACGGCGGTAACGCGCAGGCGTATACACAGGAGATCCCATATGCTGCACGCCAGGCGTATTTGCAGTCGATCCGCGACGGTATCTATGAGGACTTCGGCGCTCTCGATGTGCACACTGTGGCAGCAGGCGCGACCAACGATCACATCGATGCGGCGTACCAGCCGATGGACGAGGAGGCCAGCGACTTCGAGTACCAGGTCTCCGAGTTCATCCAGCAGCTGCTCGCCCTCATGGGTATCGAAGACGTGCCTGTGTTCAAGCGCACGCGCATCAGCAACCAAAAGGAGCAGGTCGACATGGTCGTGGCCGAGGCGCAGTGGCTCGACCGCGAGACGGTCCTGCGCAAGCTGCCGAACATCGCGCCGGGCGAGGTGCAGGCGATCAAGGGCCGCCTCGACGCGGAGGACGAGGAGCGCATGGGCTCGCTCACAGGTGCGGCGGCGATCACCGCGGGCGTCGCGCCCGCTGAAGATGAAGATGAGGACGACGGCGCATTCTAATGCATGTCGGGTTAGGTGTTGTGGATGGCTACCATCGTTAAAAGCGAGTTGTTCGGCAAATACACCGTCAACACATTCAGCGACGGCACCTACGGCTACATGATGCCGGACGGATCGTTCAAGAACGGCTACAAATCGAAGGACGGCGCCGCCAAGGCCGGTAAGAAGCTGGCGGCGAAGGTCGCGAAGGCCGCGAAGCCGCAGGAGGATGCGCAAGCCGAATTGCTCGAGAAGCAGGCACAGGAGTTGCAGAAGAAATTGCAGCTCACCTATGCCGATGCGATCGACGGAATGGCCGCCCGCGTCGAGGTCTCATTTAAGCAGTTCGAAAAGGACCGCGCCAAATGGGAGGCCGATGTCGCGGCCGGCAAGAAGGACGCGAAGGCGTACAATGCGTGGCTGAAGGACCAGGCGCTCCACAACGACCAGCTCAAGGCACTCAAGCGGGCATTGGCACAAGACCTCACCGCAGTGGACAAGATGGCGATCGCGTACGCCAACGGCATGCCCGCCGGCGTGTACGCGGAGGGCATGAACTTCGCGACGTACGAGATCGAGCACGGGGCCAAAGCCGACACGTCATTCACGTTGTATGACAAAAACACCGTCATGGAGCTCGTCGCGAAAGAACCGGGCCTGCTCCCGCAGGCTTCGTTCGACAAGGCGAAGGACCTCGCGTGGAACCGCAGGCATGTCAACTCGGCGGTCACGCAGGCGGTGTTGCAGGGCCAGACGATCCCGCAGCTCGCCGCATCGATCGCCGGTATCGCGGCCATGGACCAGCGCGCCGCGATGAGGTCGGCACGTACCGCCATGACGAGCGCGCACTCGCTCGGCAAGCTCAAGGGCTACGAGCGCGCGGCCGGCATGGGCATCGATGTCAAAAAGCAATGGCTCGCGGCGCTCGATTCGCGCACACGTGGCAGCCACCGCCACCTCGATGGTGAGACGGTCAAGCTCGATGCGGAATTCAGCAACGGGCTGAAGTACCCGGGCGACCCGGACGGGCCCGGATCTGAAGTCTACAACTGCCGTTGCACGATGGTGCCGGTCATCGGCGACGTGCCGTACGATGAAGTGAAGCGGGTGAGCAAGCTCGGCGACATGACCTACGAGCAGTGGAGGAATGAGCACAAGGTCTAGAGGACCGGAACGCACAAGTTCTCCAAGAACATCAAGTGGGTTCAAGGTAACGCCCCATCTGGAGATAACCGACGACCCGAGCGATATGTCGTGGATAAACGAGGCCGCTAAGAGCAAGTGGGAGCAGGATGCCGAGAGGGTGAGGACATACAGCGATTTCGAAAACTATCTTAGAAATCGCAACATCGAGTTGGACACTACGTCGGAGACGCTGAAGACAAAGTTTTACGATCGCGATATGCCGGAGGCAGTTAAGGGACAGGTGGATCAGATAATGGCCGCCCTTGACAACTATGATGAAATAGGTGGTGTACGTGGCATAAAGAAGTTGCATCTCTGGGATGACTCAGACAATGTCACAGGCCAGGCCGCCTACTATTATCGCGCCATTGATGAGGCCCCGTTCGACAATGAAGAGGAAATTTATTTCGAGAACAACCATCTCCGCATGTACCACATCATGCATGAGTTCGCGCACGCCTACGCAGACGGCACTAAGCCAAAGGGGTACGATGTCGTGACGTGGTCTGCTAAGCTCAATTCGGAGGCAAGGCTTGACGAGTCACAAGGTGCCTATTTCGGAGCAGCATCTGACGTGATCGAAGCCGAGCGCTTTGCAGATGCTATCGCTGGGGCATTTACGACGAACAATCTAAAGAAAAGGGCAATGCGCCAAGCGTTCTTGAAGCGGGTTGCCGAGGTTATAGAAGAGATGATTTAATATGGCTAGCGAGGTATCAGTAAAGCAAGACAACACAGAGCAAGTAGTCGACGGCATTGAGTCTGCCATCGACGTCGCGCTCGAGAAGATCGGGCTGTTAGCGGAAGGCTACGCGATCAAGAAGTGTCCGGTCGATACAGGTAACTTGCGCGGCTCGATTACGCACGAGATCGACACAAGTGATAATGCCGTATACATCGGCACTAATGTCGAGTATGCGCCGTATGTCGAACTCGGCACGTCGCGGCAGAAAGCGCAGCCGTTCCTGAGGCCCGCCGCATCGGAGCACGGCGCACAATATCGCCAAGTGTTGAAAAAGGCACTCGGCGGCAGCAGTTAACCTGGTATTATTTATGTTAAATGCGCGAAGCAATGCGCTATACAGTATGGGGTCGAGGCACGCACCCCAGAGTCCGAAGGAATGGAGCGAACACCATGGCACTCACCCGCAAACTCCTCCGATCCATGGGGATCGAAGACGAGAAGATCGACCAGATCATCGACGCACACACCGAGACCGTCAATGCGCTGAAGGACGAGCGCGATGGGCTCAAGGACGCTGCGGACCGACTGAAGAAGGCAGAGGCAGAGCTCGAGGAGCTCAAAGCCAAGCCGGCAGACGGTTACAAAGAGAAGTTCGAGAAAGAGCACGCCGATTTCGAAGCGTTCAAGGCAGATACCGCTAAGGCTGCCGCCGACCGCGAAAAGAAATCGCTGTACCGCAAACTGCTCACCGATGCGGGCGTCGACCCCAAGCGTATGGATGCCGTGATGCGTGTCGCCGACCTGTCTAATATCGTGGTCGAGGACGGCGCCATCAAGGACGCCGACAAGGTCACGGAGAAGGTCAAGGGCGAGTGGTCGGATTTCATCCCGACCACCGGCACGAAGTCCGCGAAGGTCGACACGCCGCCCAACGGCGCAGGCGACGGCGCGGCAGAGCCGAAGTCGCTGGGTGACGCCTTGCGACAGAAGTACACCAAGCAGAACACTGATTAAAGGAGGCAATTATGCCTATCACCCTCATAGAGGCCAAGGTCGGCATGGCCGACAAGGTCGACCAGCAGGTTGTCGACATGTTCCGTCGTTCCTCCCTGCTCCTCGACCGCCTCACCTTCGACAACGCCATCTCCCCCGGCACCGGCGGCTCCACGCTCACCTATGGCTACACCCAGCTGAAGACGCCTTCCACCGCCGCCGTCCGCGCGATCAACTCCGAGTACACCGCCAACGAGGCCAAGCGTGAGAAGAAGACCACGCAGGCCATCATCATGGGTGGCTCCTTCGAGGTCGACCGCGTCATCCAGGACACCTCCGGCGCCATCGACGAGCTCGTGTTCCAGGCCGATGAGAAGATCAAGGCAACCGCGAACTTCTTCACGAATTGTGTTATCAATGGCACCGCGGCCGGTACCGCTGCACCTGGTAAGACTACCGGCACTTTCGACGGCCTCAATAAGCTGCTCGCCAACTCTTCCACTGAGTACACCGCCACCGCGGACCTGTCCACCAGCGCGAATGTGACTGCTAATTACAACCAGTTCCTCGACGAGCTCGACGAGTTCATCTCCGGCCTCGACGGCATGCCCGATATGCTGCTCATGAACCGCAAGATGCTCTCCAAGCTCCGCGGTATCGCACGCCGTGCCGGTTATTATGAGTCCACCAAGGATGATTTCGGCCGCGTCGTCGAGACCTACAACGGCATCGCGCTCATGGATGCAGGCGAGTTCTACGACGGCACCAAGACTGTCGACATCGTCGCCGACACTGCCGCCAGTGCCAGCACCTTCGGCACCTCCGACATCTACGCAGTCAAGTTCGGCCTCGACGCCTTCCACGGTATCTCCCCGACTGGCACCAAGGTCATTACGTCCTACATGCCCGACCTCACCGAGCCGGGCGCGGTCAAGAAGGGCGAGGTCGAGCTCGTCGCCGGCGTCGCCCTCAAGAACACGCTGAAGGCCGGCCACATGAAGGGCATCATTACCTCCCCAAAAGCAGAGTAGGCGGTGAGACGTCACGTGTCGGCAAGGCACGTGTTGGAAATGCTAAAGTAGGGAGGTCCTAGACCATGACATACGAAGGCCACGATTGGCAGAACGACGAGGTTATCACCGCCAACCTCCTCAATGCCATGGAGGATGCCATTGAGAAAGGTAACTCCGACGGCATCACTTCTGTGACCGTAAATACACTCAATGCTGGTGAGAGCGCCACCGCATCTGTCAGCGGGGGTGTCCTCACCCTCGGCATTCCGAAGGGCGATCCCGGCGCGCAGGGTCCCAAGGGCGCTGACGGCAAGACGCCTACCATCGGCACCAATGGAAACTGGTTCATCGGCTCGGAGGATACTGGCAAACCGTCACGCGGAGCTACCGGCGCAACCGGCGCACCTGGCGCTGCTGGTCCGGCAGGTCCCGCCGGCCCGAAGGGCGAGACCGGCTTGCAGGGTCAGCAGGGCCTCACCGGTCCGGCTGGTCCGAAGGGTGACACCGGAGCTGCCGGTGCCGCAGGTCTCGGGGTGAAGACAATCACACTCACCACCGACTCGACCGGCAATGTTACGTCCGGCAAGTGGACCGATACCGCCGATGGCCAGCACGACATCATCGTGCGCACAGCGGGAGCATAGGTGGTTTGAATGGCTGATACGGCCCTGATGCAAGAGGTAATGGAGCACATCCACAATTGGTTTGAATGCGATTACCTCGCAGGTGAGCTCACCGTCATGGACGGCGAGCTCACCCTCCCGCATGGTTTCGTCAAGCCGGGCCAGTATTACCGCATCGTCGGCAGTGTTTTCAACGACGGCTTGCACGAATACCCGACATCAGACCTCACAGATGAGGTATTCGACGGCGAGGTGTGGGCATTGGCCGTGCCGAAGGCAGTCACCGACATCGCGACTGAAATCGAGGCATGGCATAAGGCCAACCCAGATTCCGTATATACTTCTGAGTCGTTTGGCGGGTATTCGTATACAAAGGCCACCGCTCCCGACGGTATGCCGCTGCGATGGCAAGACGCATTCCGCCGGCGCCTCAACTGCTGGAGGAAGTTGCCATGAGTTTGATCGACGCGTTCAAAGAACCGTGTGTCGTGATGAACAAGGCCAAGGTGTCCGACGGCGAGGGCGGTTTCACGACCGCCTGGCAGGAAGGCGCCGAATTCGAGGCGGCTATCGTGAAGGACACGAGCCTCGAGGCGCGCATCGCCGAGAAGGACGGCCTCACGAACACGTATACCGTCACCACATCGGCAAATGCATCGCTCGAATTCCATGACGTCTTCAAGCGCAAGTCGGACGGGCAGGTGTTCCGCGTCACATCTAACGGCGACGATAAGCGCACCCCGCCCGTCGCGTCGTTCCAGTTCGAGCAGGTGAGCGCCGAGGAATGGAGCCTATCATGACACCGGCAGCTGCGGTCTACGATTTCATGGCTAGCTTCGGTATCCCGGCATATGTGGCGACATCTGTACCAGATGAAGCGGCTTTCCCGTATATCACGTACGAGCTCGCAACAGATGATTTCTGGGGTGGCGAGATCGCATTGCCCATGGACATCTGGTATCGTGGTGACTCCGAGGCGGAGCCGAACGCGAAAACACGTGAAGTCTCAAAGGCACTTATCGGCTGCAAATGCGTCCCATGCGACAGAGGCGGAATCATACTCAAAAAAGGCTCGCCGTTCTGCCAGAATATGGGTGACACGGCCGACGATAAGATCAAGCGCCGCCACATCAATGTGACGGCAGAGTTTATCACCTCGTTTTGAGAGGACAAGTTAAATGGCTAAGTTCACACAGATCCCAACGGATACTTTCAAAAAGCTCCAGCTCGGTGCTGGTATCCTCGCTACTGAATTCAACCCGGCTACCGGCGAGGTCGCCGAGAATAATATCGTCGGTGCGACGAGCGGCGGTGTATCGTTCGAGGCCACGCCGTCATTCAGCGATTTCGGCGAGGACATCGACAATTGCCCGAAGAACACGAAAGAGCTCAAGAAGCTCGACAGCTGGGAAGCCAAGATGTCCGGCACGCTCGTCACGATGGACACGAAGGCCGCGACGTCTGTCATCGGTACAGCTGCCGTCGCGAGCGACGACCCGACTAAGGTCGTGCCACGAAACTCGGTCGACGCCAAAGATTTCAAAGATCTCTGGTGGGTCGGCGACTACTCCGACATCAATGAAGACGGTGCGTCTGCCGGCAATGCCGGTTTTATCGCGATTAAGCTCATCAACGCGCTGTCGACTGGCGGTTTCAAGATCCAGTCTGGCGACAAGGCGAAAGGCACGTTTGAGTTCGAGTATACTGGCCATTACAGCCTCGAGAACATCAACACCGTGCCGTTTGAGATCTACATCAAGGCAGGTTCTGCTGATGCGTAAGCATTGCCTGAAGGAGGAAAAGTAAATGAAACTCAGTGATATCAAGGGTGACCGCGTCCTCGACGTCATCGCCGACATCATCAACCCCATCGCGAACATGGTGCAGGACAAGGACGTCGCCGCAATGTTCAAGCGCGAGGCCGTACCGGAAGGCATGTATGCACGCGATTTCTTCGCGAAGCGCATGTGCAAGGGCCTGCCTGTTTTGCTCAAAAGCCATAAGGCCGACATCATCGCTGTCATGGCGGCGATTGAGGGCGTGACCCCCGAGCAGTATGCGGCATCACTCAATTTCCCCAAACTGTTCACAGATGTCATGGAGCTCATGACTGACGATGCGTTCCTCAATTTTTTATCATCGTCGGAGACGGGGAAGGGCGCAGGTGCGCCTGGCTCTGCCTCGGCGAGTTTCGAGGTCCTCTAAGGGCTGACGCATTCGTCAAGTTTACACTGGCCCGCTATAGGAAAGAACGGGACGAGATGGCGTTTAAGGTATACGTCACTGACTCCCTATACCTCATGGGCCAACAGAAGTTTATCGGTCGCCGATGGTACGACCAAGTCCGGCCCAAGGTATATGAATACATCGACGCCGCCGCGGTAGTGGCGGACGTTACGAAAAGGGCGGGATTGGTGGTCGTATGAATCTGCTCGACCTCGCCGTCAAGATCACGTGCGACGACCAGGCATCCGGCGAGGTCGGCAAGATCGGTGACGGCATCAAAAACACATTGGGCACCGCCGCGAAGGTCGGCGGTGCCGCTGTCGCCGCATTGGGTACCGCGACGGTCGCCATCGGCAAGACTGCCCTCGATGCATATTCGAATTACGAGCAGCTCGTCGGTGGCATCGACACCCTGTTCAAAGCTTCGTCCGGTAAGATGCAGCAGTATGCTGCAAATGCCTACCAGACGGCAGGTGTCTCCGCCAACCGTTATATGGAGATCTCGACGAGCTTCGCGGCAGCATTGATCAGCTCACTCGGTGGCAACACCGAGGCCGCAGCCGATATGGCCAACACGGCCATCACGGACATGAGCGACAACGCCAACAAGATGGGCACGTCGCTCATGTCCGTGCAGGAAGCGTACCAGTCGCTCGCGCGCGGCAATTACGAGATGCTCGACAGCCTGAAACTTGGTTACGGCGGCACTAAGGAAGAACTCAATCGTTTGTTGGACGACGCCGAGAAGTACGCGGCAGCGCAAGGCGAGGTACGCGATTTCTCCGTCGACTCATATTCCGACATCGTCGAGGCCATCCATATCGTGCAAGACGAGATGGGCATCACCGGTACGACGGCTGAAGAGGCAGCGACTACCATCGAAGGCTCCGTCAATATGGCGAAGGCTGCATGGGACAACTGGCTCGCAGGCCTCGGCAATGAAGATGCCGATATGGGAAGTCTGACGGGCCAACTCGTCGAATCTGTCGCCACCGCGGGCGAGGACATCATCCCGAGGGTCGGCCAGATCATGGTATCTATCGGCCAGACGGTCGCAGACTATGCGCCAGGCGTCGGCCTCTACCTCCGCAACGCGCTCATCAGTGTCATGCCTGAAGCTGTGCAAGGGCCGATGCGCGATGCGTTTGCCGGTGTTGATAAAGTCATCGGCAAACTCGAAAGCGTATTCAACGACAATTTGAAGCCTGCGGCAGACGCCGCAGACAGCGTTTTCAGCGCGATCAGCTCTGGTGTCAAGACTTTCGGCGATTCCGTCAACGACTTGGTACTCCCTGCAATCGACCAGCTATCGCCTGCTTTCAATGATTTCTTCGGGGCTATCCAAGCTGCACAACCGCTGCTCGAGTTCATCATGAACATCATCGGTGTCGGGCTCGCTGCGGCGATCAGTACGGCCATCAAGGTGTTTGCCGCTATTACAGAAGTCGTCGCGTTTGTGATCACTGGTTTCGCGCAGCTGTATGATGACATCTCAGGTTTCGTTACAGGTGTCGTACAGTTCTTCACTGCCGACTTGCCAAATGCCATCAATGGGTTGGTGCAATGGTTCGCGCAGTTGCCTGGTAACATTGCCATGTTCCTGTCGACGGTCATCGCGAATATCGCGTCGTGGGTGTCGCAGATGGCGTCGAATGCCACCAGTGCAGGCTCGCAATTCGTGTCGAACGTCGTCAATTTCGTCACGTCGTTACCGAGGAAGATAGCATCGTTCCTCGGGCAAGTCATCTCGCGTGTCGGCTCGTGGGTCGGTGAAATGGCGTCAGGCGCGGCGCGTGCGGCATCGCAGTTTGCGAGCAGCCTCATCGACGGCCTCACATCCATTCCCGAGCGTGTCGCGTCAATCGGTTCCAATATTATCCAAGGTATGGTGAACGGCGTCACAGGTGCAGCTGGCAAGTTGATCAGTGCTGTTAAAGATGCAGTCGACAATGCCATCGACGGAGCCAAGAACTTGCTCGGCATCAAATCGCCGTCGCGTGTGTTCCGTAAAATCGGTCAATATACAATGCAAGGTGCGGCACTCGGTGTCGACGATGACGCCGATGTGTTGTTGAGGTCTACAGATAATGCGATGCGCGGTATGATTTCAACGGCACAAGATATTGCCGTGCCCGGCGTCAGTAGCACAGCCGGCCGTGAATTGGCCGTTATCCGCTGGCTGGCCGAGAACCTGCCATCCATCATCGCTGAGTTCACGCCCGTCATGGGCGAATCGGAGTTCGGGCGCAAGGCGAGAAAGGCGGTTGAGTATGCTTGATATTCGCTATGAATCGAACGCGGGGGTATCGGTCGCGCTCAATTCTGGCGTATACGTCGGCAAGCCGAACGACATTTTCAGCCGTGAATGGGACTACACGCTTGGGTATCGCGCGCTGGCCACGGCCTCGCGCGGCGCCCGAAAGGTCTCATTCAAGGCTTTCTTCGCGAATATGGTGCAGGCTGATGCGTTCCGCAGATGCGCCGACACGGACATGCAGAAGGGCACGCCCGGCACTATCCATGTCAATGGCTGGTTCCAGCGTTGTTTCGTCGTGGCTTCCGAGGTCGACGGCATTGGTGACGATTTCTTCGCGACCGAGCTCACTTTGGTTTTGCTCGATGGTGTATGGCGCAGGGGGACTACGACGGCGTTCATGTTCGTGCGGGGTTCGGCAGACTATGAGTTTCTCGACTTGCCGCATGATTTGCCGTACGACCTCGGCGTGACCCCGCCGCAGCAATACGCCATCAACCCAGGCTACTCGGACAGCCCCGCGAAGTTCGTCGTGTACGGGCCTGCTGTCAACCCCTCCGTGCGCTTGGCTGGCAACCTGTACCAGGTCGATGTGACCGTTCCAGATGGTGGATACATGGACATCGACCCGTTGCGGCGCACCGTCACCGTTGTCGCCGCGGACGGCACCACGATGGATGCATTCAGCAAGGCACACCGTGGTAGCGGTGCCGGGTCTGGTGAATACATCTTCGAGCGCGTGCCAGTCGGCACATCCGAAATCTCGTGGGACAACAGTTTCGGCTTCGACTTGACTCTGTACGAGGAGGAAGGTGAGCCGGCATGGTCTTAGTGGTGCATGATCCGACCGTGGGCGATATTCGCGAAATCGAGGAATTCGAGCTCGACATAGCCTTCGGCAGCGACGAGAACGCACTGAAATTGGAGGCCCGCGCGAGCGAGGCCCCAGAAGAGGGGCAATTTGTGTTCATCGACGGCACCGAGTATGGCGGTGTTGTCGACCAGGCGAGCTACGAGGCCGGCAGGGAGGCATCCGGTTCGATTCTGTGCAGGGGCCGTACCTGGCACGGCATCTTGGCGGGCAAGCGCCTGCTCCCCGAATCGGGGAGCGGATACCTCTCCGTCAGCGGCAAGGCGGGCGATGCACTTGCATCGCTCATCGAGCGCATGGGGCTTTCTAGGCTGTTCTCCGCCGCCGCAGACGACACGTCGGTGAGTTACACATTCGACCGATTCGTGGACGGCTACAGCGGCCTCAAGGCCATGGCGAAGGCCAACGGGCGCAAGGTCGCGATGCGCCGCAAGGGCGGCAAGGTGGAAATCTCTCTGCCGCCCGTGGTCGACTATGCGAACAAGGTCGATTCCGACCTTTTGGACTTCACACTGACCTCGGTTCACCGTTGCGTCAACCACCTGGTCTGTGCCGGCACGGGCGAGCTCGAGAACCGCGCTGTTGTCCATTTCTACGCGGACACGGCCGGCAACGTCAGCCACACCCAGAGCCTATTTGGAGTTGACGAGATATGCGCGCTCTACGACTACAGCAACGCCGACGAGGCGAAGCTCGAGGAGGAAGGCGGCAAGAAGCTCAAGGAGTACCAGACCCAAGGCAGCGTCGAGGTCGACGCGCACGACGACATCGATGTCGATGTCGGCGACATCATCTCGGCGCGCGATAACGTACATGGTAAGACCGTCAGCGCGACCGTGGTGAAGAAGATCGTGCAGGTCTCACGCGGCGTGGCAACGTACAGTTACGAGGTCGGCAGCGAGACCACGACGAAGAACTCGTCCAGCGCGATCGCCAACGGGGGTGGCGGGCACACGTACCTTGCTGGAAAGGGCCTGAAGCTCGAGAACTACACGTTCAGTGCAGAGGTCGACGCGGAATCGCTCAAGGCCGTTGAGGCCAAGGCCGACAAGGCCGTAACAGACGCCTCGAACTCGCTCCAGACATGGGCACAGGCGAATATCGCCATGGGAGAAGTGTCAACGCTCGCAGAAGGATCTAAGGCCACCGCTTCGCTCTCAGGCGATAGGCTGGTCAAGACACTCTCGCTCGGAATTCCACGCGGCGCGACCGGCATCCAGGGTCCGAGGGGCGAACGCGGGGCCACTGGCCCCCAAGGCCCGCAGGGAATCAAG